GCATGCGAAGTGTGATGTCGACCATCACGTAGTCACCGACCATCACGACGTCGGCATGCTCGGTGAAGTGCTGCGGCAGGTATTTGCGCATGAACGCGGCACACTTGCGGGCGCCGGCCAATTCCTCATCCGTCAGGGTATGGGTTTGCAACTGCACGACCTGCACCACGGCCATGCGATCCTTCGACGGGATGGTATGCATCGGCTCCCGCATGGATACGCCCTCTTTTTCGGCGCCGTAGTACTTGACCAGATAGGCCGTGACCAGTCGCTGGTTGGAGCCCTTGCCTAGGATCGTCGAGAACGGATCGACTGCGCGGCGGCCATCGCCGTTGTAAAAACCGCCGTTCGCTTGCTCAAGGTGGGCTGACGCTATGGCGTGGTGCCCGCCGCTCTGGGTGATGCAGCCGACCGGTTTGGCCATTGGGGCACCGACGCAACCGCTGCGCAGGGTGACTAGGTTGGCCGTGATCAGCGCGAAGTGTCCGCCCTTCACTTGGGCAACTTGCGTCCTAAGCGGCTCCTCGGCGTCGAAGGTTCGCTGTGTTGAGCCATTGGCGTGCTCTGTCAGGCAGCCGGCCACGGCCATTATTGGCTGCACCAGACCGTGGTGGGTGCCGCCCCCACTGATCGTCGAAACCGGATCGGCGACGCTGTGGGTGCTGGTGTGCGACTTCGAGGTGCCCCGCAACGGGACAATGAATGGATCGTTGCTGGCCAGGGTGTGACGCCACAGGCCTTTGGCGATCCGATTCATGGTGTTCTCCACCAGAGCACCGTCGCGGAAGATCGTGCGCCCCTGCAGCTCCCAGTCGATGCACTTGGCGGCAGACCGCCAGGCTTTCTGACCCTTGCCCGGGTTCTTGTGGTGCGTCGGTGCCGGCCAGACGATGGGCTTGCCATCGCGCCGGGCGATGCCGTACAGGCGCTTGCGGATCGTTGGCGCGCCCTGATCGGCCGCGACGCGCACCTGGTGCTCGAAGTTGTAGCGAAGGCCGCGCACCAGTGCTTCCTTAGGTACGTGCTCGCCGATCTCGGCCAAGATCTCAGGCAGGTCTGGGTGATCCTCTGGTATGCCGTTGCCCAGCACGTTCACGAAGGCCTGGAACGTCCGGCCTTTCTCGGCCTTCATCGGACGACCCTCGTCGTCGAGCGGACCCCAGTCGGCGAACTCCTCAACGTTTTCGAGGAAGATCAGGCGCGGGCGCGTCTGGTATGCCCACCGGATGATTACCCATGCCAGCCCGCGAATCTTGCGATCGCGCGGCTTTCCTCCTTTCGCCTTGCTGTGGTGGCGGCAGTCGGGCGAAGCCCACAGGATGCCGACCGGCTGGCCCTTGGTAGCCAGGATAGGGTCGACCTCGAAAACATCCGCCACGTAGTGTTCGGTTTGTGGGTGATTTGCGCGGTGCACAGCTAAGGCGATTGGGTTGTGGTTTACCGCCACATCCGGTTCGCGATACGCCTCGGCGATGCCGCGGCTGGCGCCGCCGCCGCCGGCGAAGAGATCGACAACCAGCTCCTTTTCGAAGGGCAGGGCGAGGGAGGTCATACAGGTCATGTTGTGGTCCTTGCGTGCAGGCGCCGCCCTCGCCGGGGTGGCGTGATTCGTGGAAGTGGACTATTGGTGTTTTGCCCGGCATGGGGCCGGATCAGGAGCGACACATGCTTGCGCACGACATCGATTCGGATCTTGTTAGTGAGTTTTACGAGTACATCCAAGATGCGGATGTACGCGAAGCATTTATCTACCTCGCTGGAGCGTTCACCTGTTTTCGCTCAGTCGAGTGGACCGTTAAAAATCAGGGAGAGGTTCGGTCCTTTCGCATTTATCAAAATGGGAAACGGTATTTTTCATTCATGCCTTCCCAAAAGAAGCTTAATTTCCATTTTCGTCCTCCCGTGCTCAAAGACGGGATCTATCGAAAAGATGAAATCAGGAAGCTCTTTGCGAGCTTCGACGACAAATCGCATACGGATGATGAGCATTGGGCAATCGCAATCCTAAACATCGAAGACGCTCGACGGCTGGTGCATGCACTCGCTTTGAGGTGATTAGCGTGGGCCCAGTCTCTCTCCGGGGAGGCGTTATCGTTGAGTAGGGGAAGATCCTGGCGGGCAGCGCTGAGAGGTCTTTGCGATGCTGGTCGAGGTTTGCTATAACGCCCGACCACTTCAAAGGAATGAGCATATGTCCCACAAAGCATTGGTTTTCTTCTCTGCCGCCGCATTCTCTGCAGTGGTTCTGGCGGGCTGCAAAGAAGACGCCGTCGACACGGCAGCCTATGAGCCGACTAGCGAACACTGTCAGCCCAACTACCTGAAAACGCTTCCAGACAACAAGGCCCGCGAAGCCCTGGTCGAGAAGTGCATGACCGGTGGCTCGTATAAGAAGTCAGAGCCGAAGACCTGGTAACGTCCGGTCTTCGTCAGTCAGCGCCGCCTCATCAGGCGGCGTTTTCGTATGTGGGGAAGGCGCTGGCGTGCAGCGTTGCTGTTGTTATGCTTCGCCGCTTACCAAACAGGGAGAGTGGTAATGCAGTTGCGTGAAAGACTTCGGGCGTTCCAGCTATGGTTCAACCCGAAGCGCAGACGATGGGCTGGCGTGACCCTGATTGCGCTTGGGGTGGTTGGGATGTTTCTCAACCCGCAAAGCCGGTGGACCCTGGTGCTGGGAACTGGAATCTACTGGTTCTTCACGGCCCTGCCGCCCGCACTCGGCGGCAAGCGTTGAGGTGCTGGCGGGCAGCGCAGGAGGTTCAGGCCGGATCGGCGAGAGGCAGCGACACCTGGGCCTGATCGACGGCACCGGCAGGGCGAACAGTGTTGAACCCTGTCTCAACCGCCGCCAGGTTTTCGATCCAGTGACTTTCCCGCTGGGTGAGGTAGGCCGCTCGATTGGTGCAATCTGCCGGGTAGGAGATCACCTCGAGCACGGAGAATTCCCAGTCGGTAATGTCGGAGCCGCCCAGGGCCGCGTGGAATTTGCAGCTGGTTGGGTTGCTCAGGTGTTGCCACCACCGCAGCGTGAATGGCTGCGTGGTCTGGCCGACATAGACGCGGCCGCTGGACTTCTGGCGCACCTGATAGATCACCGGCGGCGAACGACCCTCGCTGGCCAGGCGGAACTCTGAAAGGTCACGAAACTTGGCCGCCGCCTGGCACGCCTCAGTGCAGTAGTCGTGGCTTTTCGTTTCGGTGTGCGGGTCGTTGTATTTATCGATCAATTTGAAGGCGGTGCCGCACTCCTTACATGGCCTGTTTTCGAAGCGACCCAGCAGGTAGGTGTCGTGTTCGTCGATCGGCTGGATGTGCAGTAGATACTCGTGCGCCTCCATGTCCTTACGAAGTACCCGCGACGGGAACTGGCGTTCGTATTGATCCTCGACCACGGCTTTAGCCGCCTTGCGGTCGGGCGCCTCAACCATGCCGCTGAACACTGGCGGCCAGGCCCATCCTGCCTCTCCATGTGCGCTGGTGGCCGGGCGGCGCCCCTTGATCTGGTAGTAGAACTTCGCCATGGCTTTCTCCATGCATGCGCCGCCCTCCGTGGCCGGATGCGGCATGGTGGATGATTGGTGAGCGTTTGGCTCACAATGAGCAATTTGGAAGGGGCTCAAGATGAAATGTGATGCTGTCTACGGAGTAGGGTGTACTGTTTTATTCTTTTCTGGCGGGCTGCTTTTAAACTCCTTTGCGAAGTCGCCATTGTCAGGTGAGTTTTTCAGCGCGGTAAGTGCGATTGCTTCCATGGTAACTGCTTATATAGCCTGGCTTGCGTTGAAGGCTTGGAAGGGGCAGTTCCAACATGCCAAGCTTAGCGAGGCGCTCGAGAGGGCAGTTAGAGCATCCGATGAATTGCGAGTGATTAAACGACATTTCAATGTGTGGTATGACTACCAATGGAATAGGATTAGAAATAACGACCCGGAAGCACTTGAAATTTTAGTGGCTGAGAAAGATGAGACATACGAAGCTTGGGTCTCGGCCTGCAGAAAATTCGCCAGCGCTTTGGATGATGTAAAACTGTATATGCCAGCCTCAAGTCTTCCGAGTTCGCTACAAAATTCGAATCATCTGTTCGATGTCTACAACAAAGAAACGCTGAGTTTGATTGAGGTTCTTTATGCCGATAAGGACAGCACAACAAACAATAACCCTATTCGAGCTAGCGCTTCTTGGGAGATACGACAAGAGGTTGTCACCACTTTTCAGGATATAAGACACGTACAAGTGCGAGCGGCAAATTTCGATTATTAACTTGCTGTCACTGTTTAGGTCCGGGCGTCCAGCCCTTCATTTTTCTGTTGCGGAGCGTTTAAGCTGGTCGACCAGCTGCGTCGGGAGGTTCTTGATGGTTAGGCTGGCGCTGGTCTGGTCGAACTCGACTCGCTCACCAAGCAGGTGCGCCTCAAAGCTGATCGACATGCCTTCGGCGCGCCCGGTGTAGCGGCGATACTGGTTGAGCGTGCGCTTGTCGGCGGCGAAGGCCGCGGAAATTCCGTAATCGCCGGCCCTGATGAAGTCAGCGAAGTTCTTCGGCCTTTCCTCATCCAACACCTCGGAGAGTTCGTCCAGGCTGATTGGCTCACCGATCTTGCCCTGGGCCTGGGCATAGGCCACCAGGTTCTGGCTCTTCTCGCTTGCGCTTTCGCTTGGCAGGTCCTGCGCCTTCACGAAGTCGGTGAACGCTTTGAGCAGCGTGCGCGTTTCGCCTGGGGCGTCGACCCCTTCTTGGGCTCCGATGAAGTCGCGGAAGTAGGCGGTAGACTTGCGTCCGCCCTTCGGCTTGATGAAGGAGACGTACTGCCGCGATGCCGGGTTGTTCTTCCACTCGCTCAGGTTGATGCGAGCGGCGAAGTGCAAGGTTCTGGTGTCGATCTGCCGCGAGGTGTCCACCGTCAGGTCGTGGGCAACGGCTACCGTATCGACCTGCTGCAGGATGGCGATCATCAGGTAGTCAGTCATTCCCTGCGTGTAGAGGGCGAACAGAACGTGGCCACCGACCGAAAGGTTCGACTCCTCCATCAGCTTGGTTAAATGCTCCGCCGATGTGCGGGTGAAATCGAGGAACGACATTTCGTCGACCATGGCTTTGGCAAGCCAGCCGCCGAACGGATAGGCGCCGGATACAGGCTGGAAGAAACCCCAGCCCTTGCCGGTCTTGGCGTTGTAGGTGCCGCTCACTTCGAACAGCAGGTTATCGATAGCGCTGCTGTCGGGAAGCTCCGAGCTGGCCAGGTGCAGGGCTGCCGGGCTGCCATCTGGCTTCTTGTCGATGAAGTGCATCACTGCGTGGCGAATGGGCATGGGTGATTCTCCGTAGCCGGCGTGCGGCATGGTGGCAATTTGGTTTTTGATGGACTATGAAGTGATTGCACGCAGAAAGCGCGCAATTGATAAACAAGCGGAGGTAAAGGATGGACTTTCAGCAAAACCCGGATGAATTCGTAGGCTACATAGCTCAAGTTTCTCGCGACTTCAGCCATGCTCGGACGAATTTTCTCGATCGTCACGATCACTGGAAACTGCTTTCTGAAAAAAACTATGGAAAGCTGGTTGTAATCGAAAAGCTTCCGAACGACCGCGGCTTCAATGGCTCGATATTGGGCAAGCCATTCTCAATGCACCTTTCGCCTCTAGCGGTAGATGGCCGGGGTCGGGCAGAAATCATCGTCACCACTGTGGACCTACTCGGCAAAGACGTTGAGATATCCCGCTTCAACGTTGATCGAGATGGCAACCTTGCTGATGGCTTTGCCATCGAGGGTGGCGACCGCGATGACTTGATGAGTATCAAGATCTTCATGGGGGTGCTGAGAAAGGTTCTGGAAACTCCTACTCAATCAGGTCGCTGAAGCCTACTCGCAAGGATTCCCTTTTTCGGAAATCATCAAGCCTTCGCGCCACAGTCGGTGAAACCGTGATTTCGTGGCGCGGTGGATCAAGCAGCGGCAGCGCACCGCCCGGGCCCAGCCCATGCAGGTGATGAATCATCAGCGTCATCGCCTTGCCCTGCTCCTCGATCCCTGCCCACTCCATCAGTTCCAGCAGGGCCTGTTTAGTCCCTGGTCGAACCTTCAAGCGCAGGTCTTCTTCCTGCAACCGTGCGGCTTTGGCGCGGCGCTTCTCGTCGCGCTCCTTGGGTGACATCGCCATACGGAACCTCCATGATTCCGCTGGGCGGGATGTGTATGTGCAGCTGGCGGCGACGCTGCTGCGTGAGCTTCTGGATGCGTCTCATGGGTGGCACACCTCA